CTCAAACCCCTTGAAAATAAAGGCTTTTTCTGTTTGTCGTTATTATACCGTAACGGCACACCTACGCCACCCTCGCTATTCAAAGCGAAATTGACTTCAAGACGCTTTCCTTGTCACTCGGACATGCAACCGTCGCCTTCACGCTCGACACCTACGGACACGTCAGCAACCATATGTCGCAAAACGCAGCAGCCAAGATGGAAAAATTCATTTGCTCGCTGTAAAAAGCGCAGACTCACGCGCATAGCGGTTTTTCGTGGGTACGGAAAAGAAAGCGTTTGTGGGTATGGTGTGGGTATACAGCAGCACTAAAAAAGCCGAAACCCTTGCATCTCCAAGGATTTCGGCTCGTGGAGCATTCCTCCCCGCAGTCGAACATTTTTACATCATTGCCGGTCATCTATTTGGAATGGTTGCCACGATAGACCAAGCGAAAAAAGCAAATTTCTGCTCGCAATTGCAAAAGCAATGAGGAGAACAAATCAAATCATAACCAAAAGCATTTTTTACTATATACCAGAATTGCTATGGCGCAAAAGCATGTTGCAGTGTATAATATCAGCTGTCGCCCCTACACTTTGAAGAAAGAAGGAATCACCATGATTTGCCCGAAGTGCAAAAGCGCCAACGTGTCCGTACAGGTCATCAACCAGACGAAGCTCAAGCAAAAGCACCATAATATCCTCTGGTGGCTTTTCATCGGCTGGTGGTGGGTGCCGGTGAAGTGGGTGTTCTTGTTCCTGCCCGCGCTGATTGTCAAGATTTTTGCCCCGAAGCGCTACAAGACGAAGAACGTCGCCGTCACGATGTGTACCTGCCAGCAATGCGCGTACACTTGGAAGGCGTAAGAAAGAGCCAAGACTGCAAGGGGAAATTCTCCTTCGCAATCCCGGCTTTTCTTATGTCGGCCTGATTCTTCTGCCTATTGGCAATGCTCAATTTTCTCTGCCGCAGGATGTGCGGTTAGGAATGCTGAAAAGTCCGTATCAAGTCGCAACGCTTTGATTTTGCTGTCCAGAATGTCAAGAAAAGTGATGCCCTGCGTAATCAACTCAAATTCGCGAATGGAAAAATCCACGAGGATAAACCGTTTTTCTATATCTTCTTTGCTCAAATAGAACTTGCGAATCAGTCCCTGTGCATCATTCCATCCTTTCCCTGTAACGCCATGATAAGAGAATAGAATACCCAGACGATAGGCAGTCGTCTGCATTAAGCAAGCGAACTTTCCGACGTAAGTAACCCCTACTTTCTTGCCGTAGTTTTTGCATTCACCCAAGAATGAAGGATACTTAGGAATCCAGTTAAGCGCTTGTAGAGATAGTCCAATAGTTGTTGCCTCACATACAATGTCAATTTCATTGGTACCTGTCCGAACGTTTTGACTAATATCGAACAAATTTCCGGAATATTTGAGAAGCATTCGTACCAATGTTTCCAAGGCTTCACCTTTTTGTTTTGCGCTTGCTCCACTGCTGTTAAGCCTTTTTACACAATCCAGCTGCTCGCAATACTCTTTCATTTGTTCTTCCGTCATTCGGCAAATGGCTTCATTGCGCAACTTGGAGCTGCCCAAACTTGCAAATACACGAAGAATCGAGTACAAATCCATGTTATCTGGCATCGTGAATCACCTGAAAAATAATTCGGCTATTTTCTATCGCAGAAAATTCCGTTTCACAGCGTTCACAGATAATGCGGTCAGGAATTTGATTAAAGACTTCCACTTTCAGCGCTGAATAGCCGCAGCAAGGGCACACCATTTCATAATAAGACTTCAAGAAGCCCTCTTTCTCCATGTCGTGCATAATCCGATAACTGGTGCCCAGTGGACACCTGAACTTCTGGACTAACACGGCCGGATAGAGCCATTGTCCCTTCTTATAATGCAGAAAAAAATCTTCTATGGAAGTACGCAAGGTCTTGTCGTCTACATAATTAGCAATCACGCGGTCTATTGGCGCTAATGTGTTCAATGACACGATCCATCCTCTCCCTTCCAATTAGAACAGCGTTATAGTAATGCTGGATTAGACCAAACCCGTTGTTGCCATAGTTGAAAGTGAATTTGGCCCGCACGGATCTTGTCTTGATTTCGTTCGGCCATAACAGTTCAATCCACGGGAATTCGGACATTTCACTTTTTTCATAGACGAACTGATTCAAAGCATCCTCCAATGCAGGCACTTTTTCGAGGTCTGCATGATACTCCTGAATCAGCGATTTCAATTCCCCGATAAACGGCAGAACCCACTCCTCGTTATCGCCGACTTCTAAGACGGCGCGGCCGCCCGAAGCCATATTCATGTATTCTGCTATCAGTTTTACCTCATCGTTGGCAGTCTCTTTCATGAAGTTCATTTCAAGAGGCACCAATTCTACTGCCAATTTTTCTTTGAGATACGCCCGTATCTTCTGAACAAGTTTTGAATAAAATCCTTGCTGTGTCTGGAAATACTGCTTTAACACATCAAAGCGCATTTCAATCAGCTGATGTTTCTGATGAAGCACCACAAGCACCGGGTATTTCAAAAGCATCTCTTCTCCGCTCTGCGGGTGAACAGCTGAAAAAACGAAGCAGAACTTCAGCATAACCTGTTCTTCCAGCTCACGGCGCACCGGAAGCGGTTCAGGTGCGTCATAGCCGACAGTTCGTTCGCTTTCGTTTTGCTCGGCTTCCAGCGTTGGAATACCTTCCACCGCATGTTTAACCGTTTCAAAGTCATCCGCTGTGAAAACGGCTGAATAGCGATAATCTTTTTCGTATTCCCAATCTTCAAAGAGGCAGATTGCTTTTTCACTTTCAGTTAAACATCTTGCAATCTGCTCTTCTAACTTCAAGTCAGTCACATTAACGGCCGGACGCGCGTCGAACATGTCAACTTGCTGCACACCGTCGCAAGAAATCTTGTTCTTGGCAAACATTTCCCCAATGTGCTCTTTCAGCTTTGAATTATACAGCTGAACCGTTCCAACAAGACATTGCTTATAGTTGCTTAACTGCATAGACAACTCGCCTCCTTCTTTATCATCCCACCTGCATTATAGCATTATCCAGAGTGACTGTCCAGCATAAACGGAAATTACAACGCAATTTTAATATTACGCTGTAATTCCTAAACAAATGTGAAACACCCGTGCTAAAACCACATCAGAAAAAGAGCCGGGACAGCCGCAGAGGATTTCTCCCTCCACCGCAATCCCGGCTTTTCTTATGTCTCCTGATGCTCGTGCAGCGCTTCCCGAATCTCGTCAATCCGGCTGAACGCGGTCTGCACATTGTTCTCCAACTGGAACGTCCGCTCGACGACGGAATTGTGCTTCTCCACCTTGCGCTCCAGCTGCTCCAAGCGGTAGGACAGCAGGGCGATTGTCTTGCTGTTGGCGAAGTAGCTGCCTGCCAGCGTGCCCAGCAGGGAAATCGCAGCGACGATGATGGTGTCAAGGTTCATGCGTGTCCCCCCATGTTTTTATGATGCGGCGAAAATGTCATTCAGTTCACTGACGGTATTAGCGTCAATGCACTTGTTGTAAATTCTGATGTCCATAATCGTCCCGCTTACCATGCCCCAGCCGCTTTCCCAACCGCCGACATACAGCAATTTGTCGCCCGTTTCTGCCTGCGGATAGGTCAGCTTATTGCCGTAAATCTTGTTATTATCAAGGTAGAAGGTGTAGTCGTCGCCGTTTTTCGTCACGATAAACGTGTGATAGCCGCTATTGTACACGGCCAGACCCATCTGTTCGACGTTGATGCCGAAACCGCCAGCGTTACACATAACATTGCACTCTGGAAACTGCTTGCTGCTATTAAGCGTAGCGACTTTCAGTTGCGTCTTGCTGCTTGTCACTTCACAGAACATCAGCGTTCCCCACTGCGAAGCGTCAGTGGCTGTCAATCCGTCGGCATATTTCACTGCGATTGTCCATGTGTCCGCACCTTCGGCAAACGGCTTGAAGCCGGTATTGATTGCTTTGCTTCCATTTGTGAGGACTTTTGGCGCTTTCAGCTTATAAGCCAGTTCGCCAATCCTGTCACTTTCAACCGTCGGAGGAGTATCCGTCCCGCCGCTTTCCTCGGATGCGTTCAGCAGACGCGGCGCGACATACTCCCAGACAATCTTGCCGATTGCCATGTAACCGTAGAAGCTGTAATGGCAGCCGTCGCCGCTATCCAACGTCTTGGGAACACCTTTTACCAGTGTCCCGTCCCAGACGTTTGTTTCACCGTATAGCAGTCCTCTATCGTTCAGCTGGGGGAGCAAATCAATCAGATGCCCCTTAAACGTTTCCTTCAGCTCCTGTACTTCCGCCGCTTCGTCAGCAGCATAGCCTTTACGTTCCCTCGCATAGATAATCAGATAATCCGCCGGGGCAACGTAATCGACGCATTTCTGCAATTGCGCAACGTAGTCGCTGAAATCAAGATTTTTGCCTTCCGCATCCGAACCATAACCGCCGTTTGCGCCCATCCAGAAGATGTGCAGCCCGTTTCCTTTGTAGTGTTTCGCACCATAGGTAATGAGCTTCGTTCCTGCGGATACGACCACCGGCAGACCATTGTCGAGCCGCCTGAGCCGGATACTCAGCCCATCAGACGTGTCCTTTGCATAATCACGGAAAAGCACACACGGCACATCGTTTACATAGCAGGGGTTGATTCCGCAGTCGCCGTATTTGAGCAATTTTCCGATTCTGCCGCTTTCGAGCGTCATCCCGTCTGTTGTGTTTCCAACAACGACGCTTTCACTTGAACTGCCCGGAATTGTACACGCTGGAAGGACGATTGCGTCCGCACCCATCCGCGCCATGATTGTCGGCACGTTGTCAGACAAGATGCCGAGGTTGACAGCATTGCACCGTTCGGAAAGCACTTGCGGATAGCTGATGAGATGCCAGCCGTTGACGTTGCCGCCGACGCCTTGGGTCAGGCTGTCGCCCCAGCAATAGACCGTCTTTTGCTTTCCACCCGTCTGCGGTTTGACCTCGCCGATGCGCTGGTTCATAGCTTCCAGCGCGTCATGAATCGCCCCTCTGATGTCCTTGCCATACACGCCCGACGCGATGGTGTCCAGCAGCGTCTGGAAGTCCTTCGTGCTTTCGCCTCCTGCGGCTGATTCACCGCCTTTTGCAGCACCTGAATGCACGCCAGCAGCGCGTTCAGGTTGCCTGCGCCGCGCGTTTCCACCGTGGACAGCGCATCAATGACGGCTTGCACGGTTTTTTTGCTGATGGTGATGGTTTCCATAGGCTTCCCCTTCCTTATTCCGACGCGCTCGCGCCAAGATAGCTGATTTCCTTCGTGCTGTAATGCCCGCCCGCGAAGACCTGCACGTTCGTCAGCACGTTGATGGTGTTTTCACCGCCCTCCGGCGTGGCGTAGGTGATGGTCTGCGACGTTTTGGAGACGCGCAGGGCGTCGCTGATGCCCGTCACGACCGTTTGCTTCTGCCAGCTTGCCGCCGCTTTGGCGACGGTCAGGCTGCCGATGGTTGCCGTTCCTGTCAGCTTCAAGTCTGAGATGTGCGCATCTCCGATAGACAAAGCACCAAATTCGCCGTCATCTGAATTGACCTTAAACGCACTGAGTGTGACGCAGTTGATGGTGTCGCCCTCAAAATTGTCTGCCCAGCCGCTCACGGTTTCAAATTCGCTCGTCGTCACATACCCTTCAAGGTTAATACAGCTCGCGCTGATTTTGACTTCTCCCGCCGTCTGGTTGATGGTCGAAATCAGGTCGCCCTTGCTGACCTTCGAGGTCAATTCCCCGTTGATGCCGTCCAGCGTCACCTGCACGCGCGTGATTTCGCTCTCCGCGTCGCCCAGACGCTCCGCATAGGCGGTCAGCGTGCCGTTCATGCCGTCGAGGTCGGCGCGCACGGTTGTAATGTCCTGCGTGTGCTGATCCACCGTCTCGACGTAGCTGGACAGCGTGCCGTTCACGGCATCCAGCGTCGTCTGCACGGTGTTGATGGCTTTCGTGTTGTCGTCCACCTTCGTCGTGTAGGCATCAATCACGCCGTCAAACAGCAGCAGGTGCGTGTTTTGGTCGCTGACAATCTGCCGCAGGTACTCCACCGACGAATCGACGACCTCCACCGCTTTGCTGGTCGCGGCGGTGGTGCTTGCCATGCCCGTTTCCGGCGTGCCGAATGTGTATTCGGACTGGTCAGGGTTCACGAGGTCAAGCAAAATCGCCGTGCAGGTGTATTCCGCGTCAATGCCGTGGGGTGGGGAGACGACGCGCACCTTGTCGCCGACGCGGAACGATTCCGCATTCACATCCAGCAGGTGCAAATCCACCGCGCTGATGGTGATGGTGATTGTCTCTTTCAGGCGCTTTTGCAGGTTCTCCTTCGCCATTTCCAGCAGGGTACTTGCGTCCTTCGCGTCGAACTCCGTCACGCCCCAGATGCGCCCGTAGAGGGCGATTCCGGCGGCGTCCTCGATGTAGTCCTTGCCGCCGTTTACGCTGCTGATGGTGATCTGGCTGCCGCTCTGCCCGGCGCAGGGAATCAGGCACGTCACGACCTCCGACGCGGAGACGTACTCGGACAAGTCCAGCAGATTTTCCCCGAAGCGGATGACTTGCCCGCAGGACGTGCCGCTCTCCTTCGTCCAGTCCAGATAGCGTGCGCCGTCTTCGTGGCGGATGCGCAGGAAGCCGCCGTGGATGTCAATCAGGTTGTCGCTGATTTCGTCCCAGGTGTTGCCGTAGCCCGTGTTCTCCACGCTGGACAGTGTCTCGATGTCCACATTGCCGATTTGGAACTGCTGCGCCTCGCTGACGGCCTCGTTGTGCCGCGTCAGGTACAGGCGGAACAGCCCTGCCGCCGTGCCGTCGTAATCCGCCAATTTGTACGGATGCAGGACGCTGTCCACCAAGTAGGTGAGTTCCCCCTCGCAGGTGACGGTCTTCTGGCGGTAGAAATCGCTTTCCGTTTCCAGCACGCGCCCGCGCCAGATGATTTCGTCGTCCTGCATCACGCGGATGCGGGTTTTGAGCTTTTGCAGCTTGTCGTAGAGCGGGTGCGCGGGAAGCAGCACAAACGTCAGCGTTCCGGCGGCGTTGCAGCTTGTTTCCAGAACAGGGGACAGGACGGAAAGTTCCTCGTCCCCCGGAGAATACAGCAATGCGTCATCCGCATAGATGGTGTACATTTACAGCCTCCCTCCTCGGTAGTCGATGGATACCGTGCCATTCCCGGTAAAGGTCAGCACGTTGTCGCCCTCGGTGATGCAAATGCTGCTGATGCGGTTGTCGCCCGCCGTCAGCGCGTAGTCCTTGCCGCCGAATGTGGCGGTCATTGCCGTGCTTGCCGTGATGTTCGGGATGCACGGGCGGCGCGTGCCGGGAATCGTCAGCGTCAGCGTGCCATCCACCGGCAGCGCCTTGTAGTCGCGGATGATGCCTGTCTCAAAGTTGAAGGTGTCCCACAGCCAATCATCCAGCGAACCCGTGATTTCCAGCTTGTACGGGTCGCAGACGGCTTTCAGGCTGATGGTGGCGGTCTTGCGGTCGCTCTCCAACGCGTTCATGGTCACGCGCCCGGTGTAGGCGTAGCCGGGGTCTTCATCGAGGATGATTTGCACCCGCTGCCCGTGCAGGGTGTCCAGTATTTCGGAATACAGCGCATCCCAGCGGTTCCGCGCGTCAATGACGATGAACTCCGCCGAGAAATCCCGTGTCTGATAGCCCACGCGCCCGGTCAGCGCTTCGGACAGGTCAAACGCGCCGTCCAGCCCCGGCACATCCACATAGTTTGTGCGCACCTTCGGCGGCGCGATGGTCGGGCGCGTTTTCGGCAGCAAGCCCCAATCGCGGTAGGTGTGCTTGCCGCCCAGCGTTACCCCGTAAATCATGCGTTCCGCCCCTTTCGCAGCGCCATCCGCCCCAGACGCTTGTCCATCTTGCCCGCCGTTGCGCCGACAAGCACGCCCGTATCCAGCACAATCTGCTGCTGATTCATGCCGCTGAAGCCGTTTTGCAGGGCAACAAGCATCTGGTCGAGCTTGCGCTCCATGCTTGCGCCCACGACCTCACCCACCGCGCTTTTGACGTACCCTTGCAGCACGCCGATGGGCGCGACGGCTTCGGCTCCGGCCTCGCCGACGAGGTGATAGCCGCTGTGCGTGTCAAAGAGGGTGGGTTTGGAGAAGACTGCGCCGTCGGCATGGGTAAAAAAGCTCTTGATTACCTCCCAACCCGCGTTACGCATTGCGCCGCGTCCTTCGGGCGTACTGATGACTTGCTGGTAGTGGCTGTCCGGGTTAAGTGGATTCGTTTCCGGGTTCGTCAGGATTTCAACGGTCTGCTGAACCGTTTTCCAACCGACGGTCAGGTTCAGCCCCTTTGTCGCCCTATCCCATGCGTTCTTCACTTGCTTTGCGATATTAAACGGGTTCAGCAAGTGCCACATAATCGAAAGCGCACCCCCGATTTTTGTCTTGATCTCTCCCCACCATTTGGTGACGGCTTCTTTCGCTGCCTCTTGGTCATCGCCAGTGCTCAGCCCGAACACGATGGTCAGCAAGTTGCCGAACAGTGCCTTGACGTCTCCCCACCACTTCTCCACGGCTTCTTTCGCCGAGGTGAGCGCGTCGCCAATTGCCTTGAACGTGATTTCCAGCGCGCCGCCAACATCTTCGACAACGCCATCCCACCAGTCGCCGATGTCTTCGACAAGCTGATCCCAGCTGTCCGGCAGGTCAACGCCGAACACGCCCTTGAAAATGCCCGCAATCAGCGGATAGCCAACGTGTTCCCACGCCCAGCTGATGGCGCTGCCGATGCCCTTCATAATGTCCGGCAGATTCGTCACAATCGACCGCAAACCGCTGCCGATAGCCGTTCCCAGTCCCTTGAAGTCAATCTTGCCGATGAGGCTCTTGAACGTCTTCAGCAGCGACGGGAACAGCTTCTTGAGCGCGCCGCCGATTTGCTTGACGACGTTGGGCAGCACGTCAATGATGCTGCCCAGCAAGTCCGGCAGCACGTCCGCCAGCCCGGTAATGAGCGTCGTCGCCGCCTCCACCATGCCCGGCAGGATGGTGTTGATGATGCCCGGCAATTGCGGTCCCAGCGTGGAGACAAGCGTCTGCACCGCCTGCACGAGGCGCGGCGCCATCGTCTGCAAGCGCGGGACGATGTTCTTTTGCGCCGCCGTCAGGACGGTTTCGGACAGGTTGCTCACGAGCTGGTCAATATCCTGTTCGCCATCCGCCAAGCCGGAGAGCAGGTTCTTCCACGCCGCTTTTGCCGCGTTGACCGAGCCGGAGATGGTCTTTTCAGCTTCTGCCGCGGTCGTCCCGGCAATGCCCTGATTGTCCTGAATGACGTGGATGGCTTCGATGATGTCCGAGAAATTCTCGATTTTGTACTTCACGCCGGAGAGCTTTGACGCATCCGCCAAAAGCCGCTCCATTTCCTTCTGTGTGCCGCCGTAGCCGAGCTTCAAGTTGTCCAGCATCGTGTAGTTCTGCTTGCTGAACCCCTTATACGCGTTCTGAATATCCTCCATGCTCGTGCCGAAGGTATTCGCGTTGTCCGCCATGTCGGTAATCGCCAAATCGGCATACGCGGCGGCGGCGACGGTGTCCTTGCCAAGCGACGAAATCAGGCTCGCAGAGAAGCTCGTCACCGTGTCCATGTACTCGTTGGCGGACAGACCCGCTGTGCGGTAGGCGTTGCGCGCGTATTCCATCACGAGGTTCTGCGCGTCGTCGCCGAAGAGCTTCTTCACGCCGCCTTCCAGCTGCTCATAGCTGGCGTAGGCGCTCATGGCGCTGCTAACGAGCTTGCCCATCGCGGTTGTTCCCGCCGCAACGCCCGCGCCGATGACTTTGCCCATTTGCAGCGCCGCTTCGCCCGCGACCTTGAAGCCTTTGCCCAGCACACTGCCGACCTTCTTGCCCGCCGCGCTGATTTTGGCAAGCTGCTTCTCTGCACCGCCGGTGTTCAGCGCAATCGTGCCGAACAGCTCAAAGATGCTGCTCATATCGTTCCACTCCTTTCTCCCGGCGGCACAAAGCCGTCGAGCAGATTCTTGCTGTGCTGGATGTCCTCCGGCGTGATGTCCGGCGCGTCAATCGGTGCAGACGTGCGGTATTCCTCCAGAAACTCGCCGAAGCCCTTGTCGAAGCACCGGTGCAGCCACACCTCCCACAGCAGCTTCTCCTCCGTCTCCTCGTTGTACATCCGAATGCACTGCCGGATGAAGTCGCACAGCCGCCCGCGGCGCAGCATCCCGTCCAGCAGGCGCATCGGGTCGCTGTACCGCCGGAAGAGCATATCGACGAGCTTTATTTCGTCTGCCCCAAGCGCTTCATCAGCCGCGTAAAAAAATCGCGGAAATCCTCGCTCGCCATCAGGTCGAACACGGCTTCGGCAAACACGCCCATATCCAGCGCAGCGATTTCCGCGGGCGTTTTGCCGCTCACATCCGCCAGCAGGGTGTAAATCTCGTTCTTGCAGTCCGGCAGGCGCGACAGCAGCTTGTCTGCAATCGTCAGCGCGACGGTCACGCCGACAGTCTCGGCGCTCTCGTTGCCCTCGCGGACGCGCTGGATGGTCGTTTTCCCCGGCAGGGCGGCGCGCAAATCCTCCACGCCGATTTTGGAGAGGATGCGCATCATCGTGAACAGGTCGTCCGCGCGCAGACGGCGCAGGGTCAAGGCTTCGTTTTCCATCGTGATTCCTCCTTGTTTACGAAAAAGGGGAGAAAAGCGCGTGGCTCTTCTCCCCGGTCTGTGATTGTTCGCAGGGGTTTTGCGCCTGCGGGCGCGACCAAAGGGCTTTGCGGTCGCCCTTTGGAAACCTTCGCGTTCCCCCTAAATGCTGCTGGTCTGTATTGCTGCAATGGGTTATGCGGCTTGCTTACGCCGTCGCTTCGGCGGTCTTCGCTTCCGGCATCTGCGTCACCACGGCGGCGTTGGCTTCCGTCTGTGCCTGCGTGGTGTAGGTGCTGTTCGGGTAGTAGATGTGCCACGGCAGCGTCTCGCCGTCGCTGTCCAGTTCGGCGTAGCACTCGAACGTGTACGTCCCGACCGTGCCTTCCTTGCTCTTGTGGTCGCTCTCAAAGCCCGACGTACACAGCGCATTGTCCAGAATCGCGATGATGTTCCGCCCGTCCATCGTCTTGCCGACAAAGGCGATGTTATCCCAGTAATCGCCCGCAGCAATGTCCGCCTTGTCCTCGATGAGGTCAAAGCGCGTGTCGGTGGTCGCCGCCGCGCTTGTGCCCAGCGTCGCCGCTTTGAGGATGTCCTCGGTCAGCTCAATCAGGTTGATGTCCATCGCCGCCTTGCCGCCGGTCTTGACGTCCAACCCCTTCGTGTTCACATACACGCCGTCCACTTCGACCTTCGTGATTTCCGGCGTGATGCTGACTTTCGAGCCGCCCGACGTCGCGCCGATGAGCGATTCGGCAAAATTCCACTTGCCGTCCGTGTACTTCAAGCCCTTGTGAATCGTACCCGCGCCAAAAACGATGTTCTTCGGCGTGGTGCTGCTTGCGCCGCTTCTGCCTTCCTTCGCCATTATTCGTTCACTCTCCATTCTTTGATGTTCAGATTGATGCTGATGCGCCGTGTCGCGCCGTCGATGTCGGTCAGTGCCGTTACGCCCGCAAAGGCGATGGCGATGCCCGACCCGCTGGACGTCAGCCCTGTCCAGCCGTAATCCGGGAATCGCGCCTGAATCGCCCGCGCCGCCGTCATCAGCGCATCAAGCCCCGCACGGCTGTATCCCAGCAGGGTCATGGTGCTGTCCTCGCGCCCGTCCTCGGTGAAGCTCTCCGAATCCGCCCACTGTCCGACGAAATACGTCTCTGGCAGCGGATGCGCCCGGTACTGCCCCAGCGCGTAGGGCAGTTTCATGTCCTCCATGGCACCCCGGAGGATGGTCAGTGCTTCCTGCGTCATGTCATTTCCTCGCCCAGAATCTGCTCTGCCATGCGGACGATGGTGTTCTTCTTCGCCGCGAATGCCTTCTGCAAGGTCAGGTGCGCGTCCTCGCCGTTGGTGGCGACGGCGGGCAGTCCCTTGCTCCGGAGATATGCGACGGCTTCCTCCGCCTCCTGCTGGCTGTCGTACACGCGGGAGTTCTTTTCGCCGCGCGGCTGACCTTCGATGTACACCCACCAGCCCTTGCGCCCGTCGCCGTGGATGGCGTGACTGCCCGTGCCGAACTCGTTCCAGAACGATTCTTCCAGCGGACTGCCAATCTGCGCGGTCATGGCGTTTTCATCCACGGAATTGCCCCACGAGCCGCGAAGCTGTTGTTTCTTCGGCGACGTGGTGCGGATGGTCTGACTTGTCACCTCGTGCGCCGCCTCGATGAGGAAGCGTTTCGCCGCGTCCTTCATCTTCGCGCTGACCTCGATGCTGTAATCGCGAAATTCAATCGGCATGGGTGCTTCCTCCCGTGAATTTCAGGTAGATTTCGAGCTGTGAGCCGCTTTGCATCTCCATCGGGTTATCAATCAGCAGCACATCATAGCACTTCCCCCGGCAGACAAGGCGGCCGTTCTCCGCCGCAAGCTCCGCCGGAAGCTTGGTGTAATCCGCCACAAAGACGTGTGTGCTGTCCTGCACCTTGGCGTTGTAGACGGTATACTTGCTGTCGCCGCCGGTCAGGTCAAGCCAGCCGGTCAGCGTCTTCAAGTCCGCCCATGTGCGCACCTGTTCGCCGATGGCGTTCGTCTCCGTTTCGCTGATTTGCAGCGTCGCGGTCACGTTGCCGCCGATGCCCTTCATGTCGCCGTCACCCCCTGTCCGAAGCGCGCCTTGATGTACGGCGTGAGGAAGCCCATCAGCGCGCGCGGGAAGCCCATGACGGCGTTTTCGCCCGTCAGGTCGAAGTAGGTGACAGCGTGGCGGGAAATCGTCTCCGATGCCACGCCGACCTTATCGCGGTTCTCCATCTCCCATTTCAGCAGGTTGATGACGCCCATCTTCACGTCGTCGGGATAGCGGACGAGCGTCGCGGTTACGTCGATTTCGTCCTTCAAGCCGCGCTCTGCGACCGTAAAGGCGAGGTCATCCGCGCTTTCGACCGTGTACAGCCCATTATTGAGCAGGGAGAAGCTGACTTCCACCGTGTCGCCCGTCGAGAAGGGGACGAGCGCATCCCCAAGGAAAGTGCGCCCGACAATGTCCCCCGTCCAGCGGCAGGCGCGGAGCTGGAAGTTGTTGTTCGTGTACGCGCGAATCAGCAGCTCAAAGCCGCGCAGTTTCGCCGCCAGCAGTGCGTCATCCGCATCCGTTTCCAGATGCGTCCGCAGTTCATCCATCGTCATCAGCACGGCGTTCACCTCCCTTCTTGCGCGGATTATTTCTTGAATTTCGCCAGCACGACCTTCGCGCTGTTGGTCAGCGCAACGCCGTAGTATTTCGCCGCCGTCACGTCGGTCTGCTGCTTCTTCGGCAGCCACTCCGCGTCCACCTGAATGTCCTTCTTCAGGAAGATGGTCACGGCAGGAAGCTCCGATTCGGTGTACTCCGTGTCCGGGGAATCGGGTTCGAGTTTGATAATCGGGCAGACGTAATACTGCGACGCCGCCGCGACCGCCTTCACCTTGTCGCCCGCCGCCAGCTCCACCGACGGGTCAACCTTCGCCTGATATTCGGCAAGGTTCGCCGCGTCGATGGTCACATCGCCGGATTCGTTCTTCTCGTGGGTCACAAGGCGCACCTTCTTCGACTTTTTCACCCACGCGCCCGCAATCTTGCCAATCGCGCCGTTCACCGCCACGCCTGCCGTGAACTTGTCGGCAGAAAGGAAGTCGCTGTCCTTGAGCAGCGTCGCCTCCTGCGCCGGGTGGATGAAAATCACCTTGTCGATGCCGTCCTCTTCGTCCTCGAACTTGGCAATTGCGTCCACCAGTCCGCCATAGGCAATCGCCGCGAGGGTGGAAGCCGCGTAGACGTTCTTGCCCGTGTACACCGCGTCCAGAACGTCGTTGTCCACCTTGCCCGCAATCGCCTTGGCAAGCTGGGTTTCCGCCTGCGCAATCGGGTTGCCCAGGCCGCTGTTGACGGCTTCCTGCGTGATGCCGACTGCCTTCATCGCCTTCTTAATCGTGAAGGTGGTGGAGGAAGCCGTCAGGGTGCTGAGACCCACCTCTGCGCCTTCTGCCACGTTCTCCGCGTCGCCGATGTAGTTCCAGCTCGGCACGGTCTTGGTGTCGCCCGGAACGCCCACCAGCGTCGTGTCCACCTTCGCATAGGGGGTCAGCTTCAGCTGCGCGTCAATCTTCGCGCCAATCATCGCGCCCATTACTTCGGGGTTAATCAGGTTGTTCAGCTTGGTAACTGCCATTTATTTTTTTCCTCCTCATTATCATTTTCGTGACCTCACGAAAATGGTCTGTGCCCATTTTGTTGATGCCAACAAAATGGTGTCATTTCTCCGCCGCCATCGCCGCGCGGAAGGCTTCGGGGTTCTCCTCGAAAATCTTCTGCCGTTCTGCGTATGGCTTCTTGAGAATCTCGCTCCGGCTGAGCGGCGCGTGTCCCTCCTGATCCGGCAGACGGTTCTCGATGATGTTCTTCTTGCCGCTGGCTTCAAACTGGTTCGGGTACTTTTTCTTCAAACTGGCAAGGGTGTTCTCCCATCCGTCGATGTTCCCCTTGTCGTCCAGCGTCAGGGCGTCCCCTTTCTGCTGGAGTACCCACGTCATGTAGTCGATGTCGCTTGCGCCACCGCGCATGAGGGCAATGTGGATAGCAGCATCCATGCGGCTCTTTTGCAGGGCCGCCTGCGCCGCTTCAAGCTGCCTGTGCATCTCGTCCATCTTCTCTTGGCTGCCGCTGTGTTCTGCCTTGTCGGCTTCGAGGGCGGCAATCTTCTGCTGCGCCGCTTCGAGCTGCTGGCGAACGCTTTCGTGTTCTCCTTTGAGCTTTCCGAGGCGAATATCCGCGTTCTCCTCGCCGGTGGTGAAGAGCTTGGCGGTTTTCATGTCGTTCTGGATGGCGCGAATGGTGTCCTCCGCAACGCCGTTCTGTTTGAGAATCTCTGCAAGCGTCATGTGTTTCTCCTTCCACCGCCCTACGCTTATCTACGGGGTCGCATCCCGTGGGCGGTCGGTGTTTTACGTCGCCTCCGACGAGAGAATTGCAAAGGCGCACCCGCTCTTGCGTCAGGTGCGCCTGATTGCCGTTATTGGAGCAGCTTCGCCCACGTCTTCGCGCCGACGATGCCATCCGCGGTCAAACTGTGCGCGGTCTGGAATGCCTTGACGGCGGCGATGGTGTTCCTGCCGACGATGCCGTCCACCTTGCCGCAGTCGAATCCTGCGTCAATCAGCAGGTATTGCAGAACTTTGACCTGCGTCCCTCTGCTGCCGTTCCTGAGGACGAGAAGGGGGCTTGCGCCGTCTCCGGCATCCGCCGGGTTCTCGGTCGTGCTGGGCGCGGCAGGCGTGTCAGCGGGCGAATCAGGCGCATCAGCGGCGTAAGACGTGCCGGTCAGCTCCGCCCACTCGTTCCAGCGGGTGATTTTGCTCTCGACCACGCCGTAAGCCGTGCCTTTCGCCTCGATGACCTTGCCATCGCCGACGTACAGCCCGACGTGGTGGCGGTCGCTGCCCTTGGTGAGGAACACCGCCGTGCCGGGCTTGAGCGGCTGACCATCGGTGCGCTTGCCGCCCTGCAATGCGCCCTTGGCGGCGGCGTACTTGCGCCACATGGTGTTGCTGCCGTGGTACATATACCCGCCCAGCTGCTTATACGCCCACCAAAACAGCCCGGAGCAGTCCGCAACGCGCCGCCCGACCCACTGCTGCCCGTAGCGTATCGTCTGCGCGCGGGTGGCGCTGTCCTGCGCACGCTGCGTGTGAACCTGCCCCGTGCCGCCCCAGATGTACCCCCACTTTTCCGCCAGCGCGCGGCGGAAGAGGGCGACAACCTCCGCCGCGCTGACCGTTTTTGATGCCATTGTCAATCACCACCGGGGTCAATTTCTGCTTTGCCGAGCTGTTTATACACCTGATTCACGCCCGTCGAGGCGAGCCCCGACACGATGCCGACCGCGAGCGCATTCAGCACGTCCTTCGCCGGGAAATCCGGGATGACGTACATGCCCACGATGCCCAGCACGCCGCCCGCCGCGCCCACGATGACCGGAATCAGCTCATCGCGGATGCTGCCGACGCTCTTGCAGAGCAGGCCAATCAGGTAGGTGATGACGACAATCGCCAGCACCGTTCCCATGGTAGAGATGTCCATGATACCACTCCTTTTTGGATGTATTAAAAAACAGCCTGCACGGGTGTGCGGCTGCTTTTCGCAAGATGATGTTTGTCCCAAGTTTGTCCTAAGTTAAGTTGCAATTTTGCCGACCCAAAAGCCAGCAAGCGCAGGAAAATCAAGCGTTTGCAAGTTGACGGCAAGTTGCAATTGCACGCAATTCACACGCAATTATGTGCAAGTTCAGCGCATCAAAAAAGCACCTTGCAGGGGGCAGGGTGCTTAATATTCTTCCACGATTTCAAAGTCCTCCGCAGGACGAAGGCGTGCTTCCTTGCTGGCATCGATGACGTAGTAGTCGCCTGTCACAGCAGAGTGATAAGCGTCGTACACCTTGCCTTTTTCCAGCCAAGCCCCGCCCTCACTACGCAAAAAACGCACTTTCATTTCCGGCTTTTCAGGTAGCGCTTTCGCTTCTTGAATCTGACGTGCAGCAAGATCTTCATACTCTTTCAAGAGCGTTTCTTTTTCTTCTTTGCTCATTGCGGCAAGCTGGTTTCGGAACTCATAGTCAATATTATCGTTTTCCTGATACCCAAAACGCAATTTCAGCACGACTACTTCACCTCCTTGAAAACAAAGTCATAGTATTCTGACAAGTATTTCATTGCCATCAGTTGCGCTTCACGTTCATTATACCCCTCGACTTTGAAGCTGTCAACCCGCATTTCATATATCGTTCTTGCAATAGCTTCCTTTGGTGCGCTGTACTTGTAAATTGTTCCATCATGGCAAAGCACATAACCAACAGCATATCCGTTTTGTACTGATACATTGATGTCCTCAATGCTCGGCGGCATACTGCCGGGGTGGTTGTGAAACGCCACCACCTGCTCGGTTTTCGCCTTAGCCTTGCTAATAGCGCTGCGAATTTCCTGCGTGTACTCCGGCGTTCCCGGCTTGCTGCCTGTGACGGACTTCACCCACGTCTGCCTATCGCGGTTATACAGGTACAAGTCCTCGCCGTTCTGCCCGGAACGATGCTGCAGCAGTTCCTTGGCTGCTTTCAGGAACTCGCGCCGCTCTTGCGGGCTGTTCGCCATCAGGTCGAATTTGTCCGCGTATTCCCGGCTTTCTATCACCTTGGAATCCACCGCGAACGCTCGGCTTTTCGTGATTCTCTCCTGATTGTAGAATACTTTTTCGCTTTCTTCCGCCGCTTTCAGATACTTCTCCTCGAACTCCCTGAACCCCTCCGTCTTGTCCAGCCCGAAAAACTGCGCCCTGTCCTTCATGGTCTGCAACTCGTCCGCATCCAGCGCCCATTTCGCCCGCGTCAGCGCCACGCATCGGCAGTTGCAGTCCTCTTCCGGACGACCGAATGCGCCGGGGTACTCCGCTTTCTTGCCGTCTATCTCGAACGGTTCGCCGACTTCGCGAATCTGCCCGTCCAGGATGCGGTGGGTTTAGGGCATCAAAAAAGCACCTTGCGGGGGGCAGGGTGCTTTATAGTACCTTCTGGATTTCCTCAATCCTCAATTCCTCTGTGTAGGTATCGCCATCTTTGTCAATGTCGGCAAGAAAGAGCTTGCCTTCTTCAAAAATTTCGACAATGCTCGCCTTTGTCCCATCTTTGAGCAAGACGCGGTCATATTGGCTAATCTTCACTCCGCCCGCCTCCTTTTGGTAACGTAAACGCTTGTCAGCCGCAGTTTTCCGTTTTGGCGAATCCACGCGGTTAAAACATTGGCTTGCTTCCCGTTCGCCCCTGTTAATTCCATGATGTACTCATACCGCATTCCATATCCACTGTCGCCTTTTTCGGTGAATTTCGTTTCATCGGCATGAGTGATAATATTTTGAATCAATGCGTCAGCGTTGCTAATATCATAGCCAAGTGCAGACTTAAAGACTCTCGCCTTATCAGGCGCATTCTGCGGGTTAAGCGCGTATCCAACAAATTTTTGCATTGGAATAGCAAAATTCCCCGCCTCGATTATACCACTTTCCCCTTGCTTTTTCAAGCTGTCCGCCGCATTCAGGTACTTTTCTTCAAACTCCTTGAAGTTCTCCGCCTTGTCCAGCCCAAAGAACTTTGCCCGCTCCTTCATCGTCTGCAATTCGGCTTCATCCAGCGCCCACTTCGCCCGCGTCAGCGCCACGCATCGGCAGTTGCAGTCCTCTTCGGGTCGTCCGAACTCGCCGGGGCGGTCGGCTTTCTTGCCGTCCACCTCGAAAGGCTCGTCCGTCTCCCGGATCTGCCCGTCCAGCGCCCGATGCGTCGGGCGGGTGTTCGCATCCAGTGTGCTGTCCCACTGTTTCAGCACGTCGCAGCCCTGCCGCTTGGCTTCGTTTCGGGCTTCTGCGGCGGATGCCTGCTGCACGCGGTGTCCCTCGGTGCGGACGATGGTCTTTGTCCGCGATAGCGGCGCATTGGTGGCAAAGCGCAGATTTCGGGCAATCTCATCGTAAGATGCCCCGCTGGAAATGCCGACGGAAATCTCCCGCCGGATGTCCTGCTTCAGCTTTGACGTATCAATGCCGATTGCTGTGTAAAGATTGGTGGAGAGGCGGCTGTCCAGCATCACCGCGCGGAACGCCGCCCGCTGGTCAATCGGCGCAAGAATCGGCATACCCTGCCCGTGCAGGCTGTACATCGTGCCGACAAAGCCCTTTTTGTAGCACGCGTCGAGATACCGCTGAACGGACGTATAGTTGTCGCTGTGCAGTTTTTCTATGATGCCCTCAATCTGGGCTTTGAGCGCCTGCTGATACTGGACTTGGTAGATTTTCGACTGCGTCATCTCATCCGCTTGCAGTATCTTGATTCGCGTCTCAATGTCCCGCAGGGCGCGCGCATAGGACTTCTCCAAGTTCTTGATGGCAGCGTCTTCGTCATCCAGAAATGTCTGCAAGACTTCCTTTTCGCGTTTCAGCATCGGCGTTACCTCACACTATTGGCGGCATCTTCCGGCTGGGTGTTGTTCAGCGCTTCACGCGCCGGGTAGAGGTCTACGCGCTCCTGTTTGGGCAATTTGCCCTTGACTGCTGTGTAGTCAATGTCCAGCACACCGCAGATGTTTTCCATCAGCGTGTCGCCGTCCAGCAGCGTCGCAAGGTTCAGGAGCGTGGCAATCTGCGCCTGCTGCTTCTGCGCCTCCGTCAGCTCAATCTGCGCGTTGTCCAGCGCGTTCGCCATCACCTCGCGCCGGAAGTCGAAATACACGTCCTGCATCTGGTAGTCCGTGCCGCCGGATTCGTTGATTTCCGCCAAGACGATTTTCAGCAGCTTGCGCATGAACTGCTTCAAGCGGATTTCCAGCTTGTTGCACTTGAGGTCAAGCAGCGCATAGCGGCTCTTGATGACCACGTTCGTCACGTTGCCGTCGCCGACCTGCGCGGCGTTGAAGCCCATGCCGAAGCGGTAGATGTTCTTTTCGTCCAGTTCCAGCTTCGTCTGGCGCGCCTGATAGGGAATGTCAATCGTGCGGATCTCCACGTCGCCGCCGGAATCCGGGATGCCGATGTGCTTTTTCGCCCGGATGTTCGTCATCAGCTCATCGAGGTTGTCGCCCTCAAAGCCCTTGACGACGTAGAGGACTTCGTTCGCGTCCTGAATGTTGTTGGATAGCCCGCAGGACATGAGGTCGTAGTCGTCAATCAGCCCCTTGATGGTTTTGAGGCCGGAGAACTGCTTCTGCCCGTTGTCCAGGCGGAAGAAGGGGATGAAGCCGAAGCCGTCAAAGTAGGTGCTTTCGTCGCCGGGTTTGCGCCAGATGGTGTGCGGGCGTGGGTTCAGCGGTGCGGATTCATCCGGCACAATCTCGCCCTCGTTCACCTGGCAGAAGAAGTGCGTCTGCTTTTTGTCCCACACCTGAATGCGCTTGATGGCTTTGTTGTCCTTGCCGATGCGGTCGATGTACCAGTAGATGACGTACTCGCAGCCGTCGTCGGTGTCCTTTGCCCGCACTTCCACCACGCCGAGGCTGTCCGCTGCCTGAAAGCGCGTGCGGCCGTTCGCATCCTTGTAGGCGTACATGTACTCGAAGCCCTTCGCCACCGCGCCCGTGACGACCTCGTAGAGTTCAGCGGTGAAATCCTCGTCGAAATAGTCCTCCAGCGCCTTTTGAAGCTCCGGAATGTCCGACCGCACGAACGCTTCCTGCCCGGACAGCATGTACTGCGCCTCTTGGTCTACCAGTTCGGTGAAGAACGGGTGGCTGATTTTGATGTTCGAGCGGTTCTTGTCCTCCTGCGGCGTGCCGTCGGCGTTGATGAAGAACAGGCGGTAATTGCGGATGTCGTGGTCGCCCTCGTAGTAGCGCTGACCCTGCCGCGCAAGCTGCTTGCGGGTGGATGCGCTGTCGCTGTCGATGAATGTGCGGATTTCCGCGGGGGATAACATAGGGATACGCCTCCTCGGTGGTGAATTTGGGGTTCAAAAAAAGCACCGGGCGGAACGCTGTCATTTTGCCGCTTTCCGGCGCCTGTAGGTTGCCGCCAGCCCCGCGCCGCCGCTCACGCTGATGACGGTCGTCGGGGCATAGGTAGTCAGCGCCTTGTAGGCTGCGACTTCGTCCGCAGAAATGTCGGTTTCCACCGGTGTAGCAAGCGCAGCCCAAATAAAAACGTCATTCTCGTCCAAAAACTGCTTAAAGTCATCGAGGGTCGTCGTGCCTTTTTCGGCGAATGCAAAGCCGACAAGGTTATTATGATTGGCAATCGCCCCGCCGACCGTTTCAGAGCCAAGAGCGGTGGAAAAGTGTGTGCAGAGCACGTTCGACGTGTATGTGCCGTTGAACCAAGCGAAGTAGCGGTCAACCTCGCGCCCTGCCGTCTGCCAATTGAGCGACGATGTTACCTTGATTTTCCGGATACGCTGCACCCGTACGCCGCGCGCCAAATCCACCTCGTCGCAGACCCACTGCCGCCCGTTCTCATCCGTGTAATTGCCGCTGGATGCAACCGGGATGCCGCACAGTGCGTTCGGCGTTTGCAGCGTCTGCGAATTGTTCGCGCCATCCGACACCGTGACCACCACCGTTCCGCCGTCACCCGCGCTGACAATCGGCACGG